TTCTTCTTGTATAGTACCCAGTGAACCAGACTGGGGTGTATATTGTGAACGGTTTATAGAGACCGCTCGCTCTGTAATAAAATTTGTAAAATTAGTAATGCGATTTGTTGATAAAGGTCAGTTACATGCATTATTGCAACTGCCTATTTGCATTTTGTTTGTGGGGCTAATAACCACTCCTGCTAAATAACAGGAAGCATGTTCGCTTCATTCTTGAATTATCACAGCAGTCCGCGTACTAGGAAATGTTGAACCTAGTATCTACGTCTGTAATCAGTGACAAAATTCCCATTTTGGTTTCTCCTTAGAGTAACGATGACGTTGGGTAACGTCTCCGGGCAGTTTTAAGACATACCGGTCCATGTTTTTCTACACCCTTATAGGTGCAGTATCAAGTAGTTGAGCGTATTTTTCAGGGAATCTTGGTTCCCCAATCACCTCAACAATGGTGTATCCATACTCAGTGTAGGTTAAACCATACACTGTAAGATCTGGACGCACAATAGCCACAACATTGGCATACTTGATTGCTTGGTCTACTACTAACTTGGTGCAGCAGCTCTTTCTACCAATAACGCGTTTGCATTCGATAACAATCGCGATTTCATTGTCCATATATAGAAGGTCACCCCTCCCAATATTGTCCAATATAATTGAATATTCCATAGCTGCTGGTTTGCCCAAATCACTGATGACTCGCCGTACGAGCTCATCTTCTTGAGTAACTGCCTGTGGAAGTGTAAGATCACTGATAGTAGAATCATCATCCTCTTCTTGGCAGCTGTAACCATATGAATCTGCTTCTCTTGAGAAGAAACTCATTTCGTGTAGTCTCTCATTGATCAATTCCAGCTTTTTGACTGCGTTTGCGTCATTAGCTGTGTGCATAACCTGATGTTTCAACATCAAAAGGTCTTGAAGACCTCGTGTTTCCACATTCATCTTATTGCACCAAGCCTCTTGATCAAATATCTTCCCCATCTGGGGTTTATATTTCAACTTCCATTCCGCTACACGGGAATCATAGTCCTCATCTAATGTCCTGCAGGGCAAGTCATGGATATCAGCAATTTGCTGCATCTGTGACCGCCTGTGCTCGAACACTTCGCGACCGTGGAAAAACCACTCGCGCAATGCACCATCTATGTTTTGAGTACATACCTCCAAAGGAGTTACGGACTTGGATTTTAGTATACTATGTAAAGACTTAAAAATTGAAGCCTCGTCTAGAATTCCAACATATTGGCCCAACTCCTCAGAATACCTGTTTTTACGTTTCAAAAAATCAACGGTAAAACGGTTCATGAATGGAATTGGATCAGACTCTTTGTCTGGCATTGTAAATATCATATCGTGGTCAGCCAAGTAGTTAGCCATTTGTACGTGGTTAAACCTATCGTACCCTGACCTCACTGATCCACAAGCATCATCGCCATATGTTTCTAGAGCCAATAAATCTCTAGCCGTGGCAGGCCTTCCTAGGCCCAACTCCTTTCCTATAGCCACCATTTGGGACTTGGGATAGGCATCAAAAAATGCTAGCCTATGCAATAAAGAGTTAACAATGCTGTTGATATATACCGTCATGTTTTGCCCGGAGGGATTTGTTCCCAAAAACCGGAGTAGGGTGCCATTGTAGGCAACCAAGGGAGTGCA